AGAAGTGATGGGGGACAAGATAGTAGACACCACAGATAAGGATTTGGAGCGTAAAGAGGCTATAATCCAGCAAGCCAGAGATAGATTTGAATTCTCCGAGACCGAGGAGTATGAGAATCGTACGGAGGCTAGAGAGGACCTAAGCATGCTGGCAGGGAAGAGTCATTGGCCCTCAGAGATTCTGAAGAAGAGGACGGAAGATGACCGCCCCGCCCTTACCATCAATAAGCTCCCCTCATTTGTCGATGTGGTGATGAATGACAGTCGCCTTAATAAGACGGCCATAAAGGTGGTTCCGTACGGGGGAGGGTCTACTCAGGAGATTGCCAATGTGATGGTGGGACTTATCCGCAATATTGAGCAAGTGTCCGATGCGGATGTGGCCTACCAGACTGCTCTGGAGGGAGCAGCTAGTAATGGGTTCGGGTTCTTCCGAATATCTACAGCCTTCTCAGGTGAGGAATCCCCTTGGGATCAAGAAATACTTATTGATAGGATAAGGGACCCGTTCACGGTATACATGGACCCATCCTCCGAGAAACCAGACGGGTCTGACGCGAGATTCGCCTTTATCACCAAATTCATACCCCGTAAGGAATTTGAGGTCCTATATCCGGGAAAGAATTCCACATCCTCATTGGATGATCCTAGATGGTATGGAGAAGATTCTATCAGGATAGCAGAGTACTGGGTGAAGGAACCGATCAAGAAAAGGTTGTGTCTCCTGTCGGACGGACGGACTGTGAATCAGGACGACTGGGAATCTGCTCTCCCCGAACTTAAGTCCAGAGAAAAGGTAATACATCTGGAACCTTCCCCTGACAATCCTCAGGTTCCGGTAGAGGTGGACGGTCCGGCCCCTGAGGGTTCCGGATATCCGGAGGGGGTTGTCAATAAGGTCCCGGAAATACTGAGGTCCCGGTCCGTCGATACCCACAAGGTGGTTCAATACATCATCAATGGGGAAGAGATTCTTGAGGAGAATCAGTGGGCCGGTAAATATATCCCTATAATCCCGGTGTGGGGAAAGGAGGTGATCCTAGAAGGTAAGAGGTACATTAGAGGAGTTATACGATTTGCCAAGGACCCCCAGAGGATGTACAATTACTTCCGTACTGCCGCGACCGAGACGGTGGCACTGGCACCCAAAGCTCCCTATCTTATAGCCGATGAGCAGATAGAGGGGTATGAAAATGAGTGGGACCAGTTGGGGGTGAAGAATCTACCGTACCTAAAGTACAAGTATATACAGGGATACCCCCTTCCAAAAAGGGAGATGGTTACCCAAACCGCATTGGGAGAGATCACTGAGGCTAATATAGCCAACGACGAAATGAAGGCCACTACTTCCATATATGATGCCTCCCTAGGAGCCTCAGGAAACGAAGTATCAGGTGTTGCCATTCAGTCTCGTCAGTACCAGAGCAATATGGCAAACTTCACTTACCACGATAATCTTCGCAGGGCAATAAGATTCGCCGGTAAGATACTGGTTGATCTGATTCCTAAAATCTACGATACTGACAGGGTGATTGCCATTATAGGTGAGGATGAGGACCAGAAGATGGTTAGGATAAATCAGGAAGTGGAGGTGAATGGAGTAAAGAAAATTATTAACGATTTCACTATGGGCCGGTATAAGATCACAGTAACGGCTGGACCCAGCTTCAATACCCAGAGGCAGGAAGCAGTTCAGTCTATGCTAGATTTCGTCCGGACCGCTCCGGACCAGTCGAGATTTGTTATGGACCTCATTGCGGAGAACATGGATTGGCCGGGGGCCAAGAAGATAGCTAACAGGTTCAAGAAGCTGTTGCCTCCCGATATAGACAGCGAGGGACCTCCTGCTCCCGCTCAACCTACCATTGATGAGATACTGAAGAGGCTGAAGAGTCACAGCATCGATCTTGGAAACAAGAAGAAGGAGTTGGACATAGTGGAAAAGAAAAGAGAGCTTACAGGTAGGGATGAGGAAATGGTCCAATCAGGGGCGATTGGGGCACTTCAGGCCATAGGGATAGGAGGAGGAAATGAGTGAAATAAGAGATGGAGATATAGAGGCTATAAGGAACAGGACAGCTCTGGAGGGAAGACCCCTCAAGTCTAGAATTATAGTCAATAGGAATGAACACATCCACTATTCCGTTGATGATAACGGTAAGGTGGAATCAACAGACCGTATCAATACGGGCGAAAATTCGGCTTAGGCCGCGAAGGGAGAATAGAAATGGGAGACAACGACAAACCCGTAGTCGGAGTAGATGAGAGCGGGGCTACAATTCAGGATGATCCCCCTGCAGGGGAAGAGGCCAACAAGAACAAGGGCAGCTTCCAAGATAGGATCGACGAACTCACGAAGAAAGGTCGTGATTTCGAGAGGGAGGCACTCTATTACAAGGGCCTGTATGATGGGATACTGCAAGCAGGTGTCAGTCCGGGAAAAGGTAGTGGTCCTTCTGGGGACCCCAATCCCCCTGTGGAACTCGACCCCGATGACTTCGACACTCCGGCTGATTATCATAAGGCAGTAGCAAAGCAAGCCAAAGATGAGTTGGCAAGGGAAGTGCGGGAACAGGAAAAGAAGAGGGAACAGGCCAGTAGAAATACTGTCATAAATAAACAGTATGTGGAAGGCCGGAAAAACCACGTCGATTTTGACGCGGTGGCCCTGAGCCCCTCCGTCCAAGTTACCACCACCATGTTTGAGGCTGCCATGGGGGATAACCTGAGTGGGGTATTGTACCATTTGGGGAAGAATCCTGAAGAGGCTGCTCGAATCGCTGCCCTTCCAGCTACCCAGCAGGTCAAGGAAATAGGGAAAATTGAGGATAAAATAACGGCTAAACCGCCGGTCAAACCCAGCGGTGCCCCCAATCCCCCTACTAATATCTCAGGAGTCAAGGGTACTCCCGGCACCAAGTCCGATGATGAGAAGACTAGGGCCGAACTCCATGCGGAGTGGAATAAGAAAAGGAGGAAGGAGGCGGGGCTGGAATAAAAAGGAGAAACAAATATGTCAGATAGCTTTTTGACTCACAGTATGATAGCTGAGCGCGCCCTTTTTGATCTCTATAACCAGATGACAATGAGTAGGCATGTGTACAAGGGGTACAATACCAACTTCAATGCAGTGGTTGGGGGATACAAGAAGGGTAATAGCGTTTCTATCCAGCTCCCTAACAAATTCAGGGAGAAGGACGGTCCGGATATCGACGTTGTAGATATAATTGAGCGTAGTACAACGGTAACGGTCGATGTCCATAAACACGTGGCATGGGATTTTCTGGAGACGGACCTCACTCTCAACATTGAAGGATTCTCCAAGAAATATGTTGTCCCCGCCACTAACACCCTTGCTAATGGGGTTGATTTCCGAGGGTGTGGGGAATATGACCAGATTTATAATTTGGTAGGAACTCCCGGAACGACTCCTGCTACCTTTGGGGTTCTTGCTGCTGCTGCTGCCCGTATGGACAATGAGGCAGTACCCAGAGATTCGAGGCTGTGTGTCCTGTCGTCCAAGGCTCACTGGTCTATGGCAAATGGGGAACTCAAGTCCGTATTCCAGCAGCAGATAGTGGATACCTTGCTCCGTAAGGGGTTCATAGGAAACTTTGCTCTTATGGATTTCTTCATGGACCAGAATATCCAGTCCCATACGGTGGGCGATCACTCGACCGGGGCCCCTACTCCGGTTATGAATGGGGCTACGGCGGAAGGTGCTGAGGCTCTGGTTACTAATGGCTGGGGTGGAAGTAACGATCTGAAGAAGGGTGACGTTATTACGGTCGCCAATGTCTGTGGAGTCAATCCCGTTTCCGGTATGGTGTGGGAGGGTAGTGAGCTGAGACAGTTCGTGGTAACGTCTGATTGTGATGATGACGGTAGTGGTAATATGACCATCCCTATTGCCCCGAAGATTTACAGTGCTGCTGCTGACGAGGAGTACCTCCCTTATCAGACGGTAGATGCTCTTCCGCTCAACGGGGCCGGTATTACGGTAGTGGGTACTGCCAGTTCGGTATACGCCCAGAATCTAGCGTATCATCCCGATTGTTTTGCCCTGACCATGGTTCCGTTCGCGAAACCCAAATCCGCTGGCCAGTCGGTCATGTGGGCTCAGGCTTCCGATCCTCATCTTGGGATATCCATTACGGTAAGCACGGGATTCGACATCTCCCACTTCAAGGAGGTGACGAGACTCGACGTTCTGTACGGATGGGATACCATCAGAAGGGAATTAGGAGTAAGAATAACGGGGTAACGGACATAGGATAAACGAGTGGGGGCACTTTATCGTGTCCCCATTTTTACAAGGAGTGAACATATGAAGAAAATATTAGCATTTCTAGTTTTGCTGATCGTTATCCCTTCTCTTTTGTGGGCAGGGTTGGAGGATAGAGCATCTCTGATCCAGCTCACCAAGGACCCGAACAACTACATTCTCGGACCCGAACTCTCGGCCAATCCGGCTGGGGACCCGTTGTCCGGGTGGTGGAGGTTGTTCGGTAGGGCTAACAATCTGTACTTTGAGGATGATACCGGTACCGTCACCGCACTTCTCCCTGCAGGGTCTACTGCCTATGATGATATAGGCGATCCTGATGGGAATGGTGCTATAGACTTTACCGACTATTACAGCACATGGGACTTCGGTGATACTGACCATGACATGTTTACCATCTGGTTCACCGGGGCCTTCGGGGACTACTCCGGAATGGTTCTGGAGCAGAAGACGGGCAACCC